TTCTTGTAGCCGTTGCCCAAATCCACCGATACCGGGCAAAAAACTTTGTCAGAAATGTACCGACGAACTTGAATTGGTAAGATTGAAGGCTTTGGCAGACGGTCTTTGTATTAGATGTAAAAAGGTGCCTATGGAGCCGAATGAAAAAGGCGAACAAACTTTACATTGTAGAGATTGTATGAAAATTAAAGTTGCCCTCAACAAACGAAGAAAACAATTTATCCAAAATTGGAAAGGTTACGGAAAAGATGTTGAATCCAATATTTTAGCTAATAAATTAAAGAGTCAGGGAATAGAACCCAAATAAAATTCAACGCTTTTTAATTTCTCATATACTTATCAGCATACGAAATCGCCTGTAGGGGCGCTTAAGTTTAGTAAAAAAACAACTAAAAGAAAGATAAGAAATATGAGTTTTGATCTCAACATCCTCGTCAACGGAAACCGTTGCAAACAGTATCATCACCAAGGTAAGACATTCATTGAAGCCAAGAACGGTTCAGAATACGTTATACAAATCAACAACAATCACTGGAAGAGAATTCTCGCAGTAGGTTCGGTTGATGGATTAAACATTCTAACTGGAAAGACTGCTAATGAAAAAGATTCAGGTTACATCATAGGAGCACATTCCTCTGAAAAAATCAAAGGATTCAGATTCTCCGATGATGAATGGGCCATGTTCAAGTTTGGTTACAAGTTCAATGGAAAAACCTATGCACAATCCAAGGAAAATGGTTCTGAAAAGAATTGTGGTGTCATTGGTTTAAGGTTTTTCTATGAGAAAGAACCAATCTACACTTACAACCCACCTATTCAGTGGAATACAACTCCACAATGGTTGAGTAATCCAAGTGTTACAACCGTAGTCACAACCACCACAACTACCAGAGGCGCAACCGCTTCATACGCCTTAACAGGTGCCATGAACCATAGCGTAAATTATTGTTGTTCCGATTTGGGCACAGAAACATTGTTGGGTAATTGTTCTTCCGATTCTGATGATGGCGCATTAGATTGGATGGAGGTTAATTATTCAAAGGGGCCGTCAACTCCGATTGGTTCTGACCAAATGAAAAGTTCAAAGAAACGTTCGTTTGCTGGTGGACAATGTGCTACCGCACAATATTCTGCAAATAACATTGCTGTGGCTTCTGCTGGATTTATGCCAGAACAACCAAAGTTTGATATGGGCACCGAATGGGGACGTAAAGAACATAGTAAGGTTAACACCGTTTCGTTTGAACGTGGTTGCCAAGCACAATCATTTGACATTTACTACGCAAGTAGGGAATCATTGATTGCTATGGGTGTTCCACTATTCAATGAACTCCAAGTTGGATTACCACAAAGTTTTCCAAATGAATATGCCACACCACCTAAACACTGGCAGGGTTAAAATCGCATGAAAAAGGGCGGTGAGAAATCATCGCCCTTTTTTCTTTCTCCGATAAACAATTTCTACTTTTTCCCAGTCACCTTCATCTTTTTTCTGATAAGCTGTGACTGTGTAATCTTCATAGTCACTATTATCATCTACGGGGGTTGGTACAACAATTTCTTCTTCGGTTTGCCCATCCTCAAACCGTTTCATCCTCTCCGCACCTTTTCTATCTCTTTCTTTTTGCTGGTCGGACTTTTTGCTTTTTCGCATACAATTCTGGCTCAACTTTCACGTCATCCATTTCTTTGTCCAATCTTGTAACCCAACCCGCTAACCATTTTGGGTGTGCCTTTGCTTTCTTTGTTATAGTTTTTTTCATATTAATCTCTTACGAAACTGTTTAGTTTTGAGAAACATTCATTCATCCATCCTTGTAGGTTATAGATGGTGTTTGTCAGATTGTCAGAAGACATTTGTTTTATCAACTCAAATTTGTTAAGTTTTGGGATAGGATTGCTTATTACTTCATTTACATGTAGTTGGGCAATAGTAGTTAACGCAGTATCAGTCAATTGCATTAGAGCGTAATTACGTTCAACATCTTGCCAACTTTCAACTATCGTATCATAAACCTTCAATTTCCCACTATTTTCCGTCGCCAAATCCTTTATGGCACTCAATTCTATCCTTGGCCCACTCAACATAGGAAAAGCCTTAACAATCGTCTTTAGGCCGCAACCACGCACGCCGGGGATGTTATCCGATGTATCTCCGTCAAGTGTTCTGAAATAGACGAAGTTTTCAGAACTTATACCGTATTCGTTTACCACGTCTTGTGGCCCATAAAGCCTTTTCTTTGTTGGACTCCATACCTGAACGTGGTCGTTTACAATCTGTAGGAAATCCTTGTCGGCGGACATTATTATCGAATTCCAATCCTTAAAGGTATCCAATGCTAGATAGGCGATGGTGTCGTCTGCTTCCACATTCTCCAAAGCCAGCATATTGACCGGCAGACTTTGCATGTATGCTACCAATCTTTGAAGTTGTTTCTGCATCGAAATGTCTTCATCGGTAAGATTTTCTTCATAGATTCTATTCAACCGAATTTTAGTTCTCTTATGAGCTTTGTATTCAGAATAGATTTTTCGTCTCTTGTAAGAACCACCATGACCGTCAAAAACAATAACACATCTATCAGGTTGGTAAGCTTTGATGGCACTTCCGACACTCTTTAGAAAGCCGGAAATGCCACCAGTATGCAAACCATCTATATTCATGGTGGGGATTGCCATGAAACAACGCAAGAATGTATTCATTCCGTCAACAATTAAGACCGTCTTTTTTGTAACAGAACCAATTCCACCTTCTTGAGCAGCCTTCTTTTCGGCCTTCAAGTTTTCCCAAATGGAAAATACATCATTTGCGTCAGGAGTCATTATCCTTCATCCTCAACATTCTCATCAACCTCAAGGTTTTCAACAATGGCAGAATTCGCTGGACGATACTTCATGATATAATCAGTTGCGATAACGTCATAAACTTCATCCTTGAATGACTGTTCACTTTGAATCTTTTCAAGAAATTCCTTGGTAGTCAATTTGATTGTTCCGCTTGGAAGCTTGAAAGTATATTTGTCGCCATCTTTCTTGGCAAATCCATTATCTTTCATGAAATCCAACCAACTCGTCAAGTCTTGAATACCACTATCATAGTGAATTTCAAACAAGGCATTTCTGTGTGGTGGCCCCATACGATTCTTGGTGACAATGATTTTACACTTATTACCAATAACTTTCTTACCTGCACCCAACAGTTTGCCCATGTTACTTAAACGAAGTCTTACAGATGCTGCATATGCCATGGCTTTTCCACCCGGAACAATCCACTTGTCTTGATGCCCGACGGCAGCAAGATTCATACGAAGCTGATTTACGAATACTACAAGGATTCTTTGTTTTCCAATAAGACCCGTGATTTTACGGCACGCCTTACTGATAATGATTGCTTTCGATGTGTTGTATCCATCTTTTCCGTGTTCGGATTCCATTTCTGTTTCTGACGAAGCTTGTGATAAAGAATCTACAACAATTGTTACCAACTGTTTAGTATCAAACTTTCTCGCCACGCCTATAGCTTCTTCAATCTTAGAAAAGATTTGTTCAACTGTTGTAAGAGAAACATAGTTCAAGTTTCTCATGTTAAGTCCTACCGCATCCCAAAACAAAGGCGCAGCGGCATTTTCTGTGTCAATTAATACACCGTGACCACCCATCTTTTGAGTGGCTGCTAAAATGTGAGCACAGATTAAACTTTTTCCTGCAGCTTCTTGAGAACTTATTTCGATGATTCTTCCAACAGGAAGTCCACCGTTTTTTCTATTAGAAATGGCTAAATCCAACAATGAAGAACCTGTTGAAATCCAGTCCGAAACCATTGATGGGTCTTCCTCTTCATCCAAGAAGTAAGATACCTGACCTCCATCAGCGGATGATTTATTTAATGCTTTGTGAATCAATTCGGCAAGTTCACTACGTTCTACTTTTCGAACTTTGTCAACCTCACCGTCAATATGATTAGATTTTGCTTTTGCCATAATATATTTTTAGTACTAACGAGAATGCTACACCTATTCGATGTAGCATTCAAGTTATTTTATTTACTTTATTGATTCAAGATTAACTCTTCTTTTCAGGGAAGATGTTCTTGAACGCCGTCTCGAAGTCTTCCACATTCACTTTCTTTGCCTTGGTGGCAGAAGGTGAAACCGGAGGCGTTGATGGTGCTACTTCTGCTACTTGAACAGTTGTGGCAGCTTCAATTTGCTCTTCGGATGGAACAACTACGTTGTCATCATTTGATGGAGCTTGTGTTGGTGTCTTTACGACTGCGGCAGTTCTTTCGGCGCCACGAGGAGCGGAGCCAGAGTTAATGCCTCTTCGTTCATTTTCCAACTTGATTTCCAACGCTGCGGCCAAATCTTCATACGAAGCTGGCGTATAAAGGTCATATATCTTCGGTTGGTGCCTAGTGATAAGTTCTAGGACTTCCTTGATATTCGGATGTTCCGGGTCAATCACCGGACGTGGCTTTGGCTTGATGGTGATTTTCGTTTCAGGATAATCCTTGCCGACTTCATCAGCCGTCTTGAAAATTACCTTGATATCGTTACCGGTGTTAAGGTCTGTGATATCGTCGTATTCGGTCATGTCAGCCGTGAGCTGTTCATAAACTTGAACGCCGAATCCCCAAAACTTGACGCCTTCCTCTTCCTTACCACGAACGATGATAGGAACGTAAGTTCTAATCTTGGGTTGCATCTTTCTTCCCTTGAGCCAAGTTTCCTTGGACTTCTCAAGTCTGTTTGCCAAATCCACGATTGGGTCTGGCTTATTCTGGCTTGAGGGGCTTAGATAACTAACCTTGTCGCCGTTGAAGTCATAGTGCCATTTCAGTTCGATGAACGGAAAGTCAACTGAGTCTTGTAGTGGAACAATGCGAATTGTTTGTTCGCCGGGTTCCGGCTTCCAAACGTATTTCTTGATTTTATCAACTCTCTCTTGTTGATCTTGGGTGAGTTTTTTGCCGCCCTTTTTCGTCTTGTCAAAAGACGCCAATTTGTTGCGGACTTTATCCATGTTAAGTGCCATAATTATTTTTCTTTCGTTAATTAGTGTTAATTAGCATTAAATCAATCGTTAACTATAATTTGTTAAGTCTTGTCTTGCTGCTAATAAGTATGAACTCTACATGATAACCGCACGAAAATCAACCTATAAAAAGCACAAAAAGTTTTTATTTTTTGCGTTTTTCTTTAACTGACTATTTCTAAAATTTCAATCGGGAGGACGCGAATGGAGGGAGTGCCAGTAATGATTAAAGAGTTCTTGTACAAGTTCCAATCAACAGAATAAGTCTTGTCAAAAACCCCATTATTTTCATCTTTAATAATCTGATTCATGGCATTCAGTGTATAAAGAGTATTGGTCTGTTTTTTCCTGTGAATGGAAATTGTATTTTGAAATTTAGGAAATTCTCTTGCTTCACTCAGTATATTGTAGGTAATGAATACCTCTTTAGGAGTAGTTACGTTGATGAAAACAAAAAATCTATTGTTGTAAACCGAATAGAACTTTTTTATTTCTTCTAGTGCCGACTTAAAGGATGTTACTGTAGAGAACGTGCATAACAGTTGTCTCTTATCGTTCATAATTTTTTCGGTGTTTCTCAATACTCTCTTTTAGATACTCTGGTGCATTATACATGAACCAATTTACCATTTCTTCCAACATATAGTCATCACCTTTTAACATCGTCTTGATTGCATCTTTATCGGCAGTTTTTTCTGCATCGGATTTAGGTGGTGGTTCGGGTAATGAGTTTGGTTCTTTTACTGGGTCTGCGGCTGGTGTTGATACTGGCGTTTGTTGTGGCGCAGCCGTAGTTTTTGCTTGAATGTCATTGGTAGCATCAGTGTCACTGGAAGCTGGTGGTGCGGCCTGTGAAACAGGAAGACCAGTCTTTGGTATCTCTGGAGACTTCTCAGGTGTGCTTGCAACTGGTGGAGTGGCAGCAGGCGGGGTTTCAGCCTTTTTGGCTGGGTCCGAAAAAATGTTAGACATTTTCTTCATCGGATTCTCTTCAAAGTGTGTGCCACGTTTAATAGCCTCTGCTTTGTATTCAGGAGTTGGAAATGTAACCAAAATGCCTTTAGCATTGTAAGCTTGTCTTTCAGGATACTTTCCCTCTAACACTCTATTGGAAAAATCTCTTACAGCCTCTTCATCAATGCCTTTTTTTGTGAGATAATCACGTAGAGCCTCCATATGTGCGCTTTCTTCTACGCTAAACATACCATTGGATACTCTCTGGTCTAATGAAACTTCACTTATGATTTTATTGAGTAATTTATTCATACTGTTCTGTGTAAGTATAAATATTCTCAGGAATGTCAAACTTATGGATAAATCTGAATCACCGAATCATAAGATTCCCCTTTATACACCTTGATTGGGAATCTTTTACCCATCATCATAATATTCATGATATCTGTAAGAACCTTTGGTCCATCGGATTTGTGGAAATCGAACAACAATGAATCGTAAGTGTATAATACCGCCTTCGTTTTCTTGTCTCTCAAATACTTGTTTACCCAATGAACAGCAGACAATGCAACTTCTGTTTCTGTGGCTTGAAGAATATAATTGAAAAGTTTTTCTGGATTTGCGTCTTTCAAGTGTTGGTCAGTAATTTTTCGTCTGAATGTGGGTGTCAATACATATCCATTTTCTTTGAAAAATTGCCAATTCCAATTTTTGAACTCTTTAAGATTGCTGAAATATTTGATGTTCTCATATTTCTCTTCTACACCGCCATATAACTGTCTCATCGTTATACTCTTAATTTCCTCCAAGTCGTATTCCGTCACTTTACGATGAAGATACATTTCACCCAAATATTTGTAAATGTCCTCATCAATACTCATTGGGAAATTTGTGACATTACAGATGATTCTTGGATGGAAAGCAGAATAATCAATTAGTATCATCATTCCGTCCAAACCATGACGTGATGTAAAACATGTTCTTACACCATTCTCTTTATTGAGAGCGGCATAATTTACGTTATCAAAGTGATTACTTGGTCGTCCGGTGCTGGTGTAAAAATTGTATTTGCTATACACCAATCCATTTGGTTGTATTCTAGCATCAAAATGTTTGGAGAAACATTCTCTGTTTACATAAATACCATTTGACTCCAACTCTGCTAGAGTTTCAACAACAATCTCATTCTCTTTTCTATACCCATATTCAGAATCACTCAAATTGATATCTACTTTGAAAAATTCGTTACACATTTTCTCAAACGTTTCCTTGTGTTTAAGAAGTGGAACGACCTTATTCAAGTCTCCACAATCACGCTTACTACGATAGATGAATTTGTGTGCTTTGGTATGATATGTTTCTTCTTCGATGGTCCATCCCTCTTGTAAATGACAATACAAGTTGATATCGAATAAATCTTTGACAGGTAAGAATTGAATGAATGATTTTTTATCAAATACCCATTTATGATTCGGTAAGGTTTCAATCTCATTCAACCGTCTGACGAAATCATCTTTATCGGTAACGGAAACCAAATCTGGATGATTAAACCCAACGGTTATCGTTTCCTTGGTATCCATGTTCTTGATAAAGACCAACGAAACGTCTGTGGCACACGTATGGAGAAAAACATCAGATGGAATCGCCCACAAAATAACAGGTGAACGACTTTTTCTAATCTTTTCTAAAAAGTTTTTATAACTCTCCATAGTGGACAATAGTAGTAGTCCAACACGAAAAAGTCAATGGGTTTAGTTTTTTTACAACGTTTTATCTATTGGCCAACCATTTTTATTTGGTGAAGTAGCATCAAACCCCAATGGCCCCCTCAACTTGTCTTTTATGTATCCCCTCAATGGAAGTGGTTGGGCACGAATGGTTGTTTCCCAATTACCAGCTTCTAATGTTTGATGAACGTCCGTAATACGAAATATGATATCATTCTCACTATATGGCGGCGGAAGATGCCTTACAATAAAATACTGAAATGTTCTAAGTCCGCCAATTCCTTGTAATGTTAATTCAAGGGTTATGCCGGGCTGAACTGCACAATACTTTCCATTTTCATTGTAATCTTCGTCGTTTAGTAACAACGTGAGAAGTTTCTTATCAGTCATAACCAGTTTAATGATTTCTGGCATATTATCAGGAGCTACTTCTATTTGCCTCTTGCCGGGATAAGATATTATAGCAGTTCTTGGA